GAAAAGAGGTTCGTCAGAGAAGGGAGCCGGTTCAGAATCATTTCCAACTATGATTTTCCTGATAGTGCAAATTGGGTTGATCTTGAAAAATCGTACATGACCCCTGACGGGTTGATGGGAGAGGAGGCTTGGTGATGATGTTACAACTGAAAAGCCCGGTAGCCCGGTTCATACCCCATTTCCTACTTATATATATTTCTTCTTCTTCTTCTTCTTCTTAAAAGAAGAAAAAGAGCGAGGTAAAGTCTGCCTTTGTAACCGGGCTACCGGGCTGAAACGTCCGTCCGTGATTTACTAAAAGGTTTAGTTTTCAAACAAAAATTCCGAAAACAACTTTACTTTTCCTCGAAACAGAGGCCTAAGTTCAGGCCACGGAGTTCCTCGTGTTGGGTTTCAAACGCTCCTGTTGTTGGCGGTCTCCATGTCGGGCTACTGGGCTCTTGTAACAACTCAGCCGAATTGTGAACGGATCGCAACCCGCAACTTAGGCTTCCAAGATATTGAGAGCTATGCGCCCCGCTACCGCAAGCAATACTTCCAACGCGGCAAGAAGCACGAGCGGTTGTTGTACTTGTTTCCTGGCTACTTGTTCGTCAGAGTTGCTGGGTTCTGGCGTGGGTTGTTATCAACAAGAGGCGTCCTTCAAGTCTTGGGTGGAGCAAGGCCAAGCATAGTACCAGACGCAATGGTTGAGGATTTGATGCACAAGGAGAAGATTGGGCAGGGATCAGTTCCCCTGCCTTGGTATGTCGGGCAAAAGCTTCGCGTCAAAGATGGAGCATTTGCCGGGGAGTTGGTAGTGTATGAAGGAATGGGAAAGCATGATCGTGAGCGCGTATTGCTGATGGCAATGGGCGGTTATGTTCCGATAGAGTTGAGTGGATCTAACCTAGAAGCTGTTCGCTAGTCCGCGCGTACAACAATGCCTTGCCTAACAGAGCGCAAGCATGAGCGGTAGCCAACAACGAAAGAGTACGCGCGGCCCCAATGGAAGAACAACGTAACAACACCGCGATTGTCGTTGCTAATGATCCACCAGGACGTCCAGCTGGTATTCCAAACAGAGCAAATCTTTTGCTCAGAGAAGCAGCATTGATGGCGGCAGACATTGCTGGTAATGATTTAGAAAATCCCCACGGACTTCCCGGCTTTGTAAATTACCTACGCTGTGCGGCACTAGTTGAGATGCCTGCCTTCCTTGGATTGCTTGGCAAAATCCTTCCTACTCAAGTATCAGAAAGAAATGGCGATGATGTCGTCATAACTCACATTGATCGTGTGATCATTCATGCAGATGGACGCGACTACAGAGCCATTGCTGAAGACAATGCGCCTGAGGTTAATGACGCCGAAAGTGTTCGAACCACTCCTGAGTCCAGCTAGGTTTCTTGGCGCTTATGGCGGACGTGGTTCAGGCAAATCGCATTTCTTTGCTGAGCTTGCTATCGAGCGTGCTGTAGCAAAAAAAGGTTTCAGCCTTGTATGTGTCCGTGAGATTCAGAAGAGCCTAAAACAATCAGTCAAGCGGCTTCTTGAATTTAAAATCAACAAGCTCAAGGTTGCATCCAAGTTTCGCATAATGGATGATAAGATCATAACGCCTGGTGGTGGTTTATTTACATTCACTGGAATGCAGAATCATACAGCAGAAACAGTACAATCATTGGAAGGCTATCATGCGGCATGGTGCGAGGAAGCGCAAAATCTGAGCCAACATTCATTGACCATATTACGTCCTACAATACGCGCCAGAGATTCAGAGATATGGTTCTCATGGAACCCTAAGTCACCCAAGGATCCAGTAGAGCAATTGTTGCGAGGAGATAATGCGTTCCCTAATTCAAGAGTGGTTCGTGCCAATTGGACAGACAATCCTTGGTTTCCGAAAGAGCTTGCTGAGGAAAAAGATTGGGACCAGCGACGCGACCCAGATAAGTATGCACACGTCTGGTTGGGTGAGTATCAGAAGCATTCTGAGGCGAGGGTCTTTAAGAACATCAGCATCGATGAATTCGAGACACCGGACGATGCGCGCTTTTACTATGGCGCAGATTGGGGCTTCTCAGTTGATCCCACCGTACTTGTACGATGCTGGATCAAGGGGCGAACATTATTTATTGATCGCGAGGCGTGGAAGATCGGTTGTGAGATTGACAGGACGCCGACGTTGTTCGACACCATCGACAATGGACATGCTCGAAATTGGCCTATCATTGCCGACAGCGCGGACCCGCAAAACATAAGTTACCTGAAGCGCAATGGCTATCCAAAGATGCAACCAAGCATCAAGGGACCGAACTCCGTTGAGCAGGGTATTGAGTTCTTGAAGAGCTATGACATTGTCATTCACCAAAGACATTGTACGCATGTTGCTGATGAGTTTACCAATTACAGTTACGAGGTTGACCGTAAGACCGAGGAGGTATTGCCGAGGCTCAGTGATCGTAAGAACCATACCATTGACTCTTGTCGCTATGCAGTTGAACCATTACGGACCGCATCCATGAGACCTGCTATCGTCAACTCTGGAATTTACTAACAATGGATATAACCATACAACATCCGCGCTATGCAGAGTTTGCCGGCTTTTGGCAGCTGATGCGTGATGCGTTTGATGGTGAGGACGCAGTCAAGTTGCGTGGTGAAACATATTTGCCTATGAAGTCTGGCACATACGCCATGACGGACTATGCGTTGCGCAATCAGACTTATTTGTCGTACAAGTCGCGCGCTGAGTTTCCTGAGTTGGTTTCGCCTACTGTGCGCGGCACTGTTGGGATCATGTTAGAAACCCCTGCTGTGGTCGAGCTACCAAAGAAGATGGAAGGCTTGATAGAGAAGGCCACGAGGAATGGTTCCACGTTAGAGACTTTCCATCGGCAAATTGCTAATGAGCTAATGATTACTGGTCGCTATGGTATCCTCCCTGGGATAGATCAAGATGGTGAAGGCTACCTGGCTGGGTACACAGCTGAGTCGATTATTAATTGGGATACGCAAGATGAAGTTCCAAATTACTTGGTACTTGATGAGTGTGGAATAGAGCGCAACCCAGAGACAAATATCTGGACCACGAAAGAGCGTTACCGCGAATGCTACATGGAGGATGGACGGTACACCTCCCGTGAATGGGAGCGGACTGCGCAAGGCCTCTGGTCCCCTGTTGCGAATGTTGTGGCACTTAAGCCTCCCAAGATGGGACAGGTACAGGGATTGGAAGAACTACCATTTGTGTTTATCAACACCAACGGCTTACAAGCTGACCCGGACGATGTACCATTGTACGGTCTAGCAAAGATCGCCTTGAGGATTTATCGCCTTGACGCGGACTACACATTCGCCATGCATATGACATCTGAGCCGACGCCTGTTGCGATGGGCTTTGATGATCCCGCAGAGGCAATTAAATCGGGAGCAGCGCCATCTTCAATTGGTGCATCGAAGCTTTGGATCTTGCCGAAAGGCGCAGATGCTAAGTATCTAGAGTTTAGCGGCGCAGGGATAGGCGCACAGAAGGATGCTATACAAGCGTCCCTTGATCGTGCTGTAGCATTAGGCGCGCAAATACTGACCGACCAAAAGCGATCAGCAGAGAGCGGTGAAGCCCTCAAGATGCGGCTCGGCAATCAGGCCTCTACCTTGAAGCAAGTCGCAATGACCAGTGCTGCTGGCCTTGAAAAGGCGCTCAAGAACCTAGCAGTGTGGATGAATGTCGATCCAGAATCCGTGTCGGTTGAACCCAATTTGGACTTCTACGATCACACGCTCAACGCGCAAGAGATTGGTGCTATCGTCAAGGGCTGGCAAGATGGCGCCTACTCCTGGCAGACCTCCTTTGAACGTCTCCAAAAGGGTGGCGTGATCCCGGAGGAGCGCACCGCTGACGAGGAGCAAGAGCTCATTGCTGAGGATCAGGCAAACATGGATCTTCAAGCAGAGCAAGACATCGACCCACGCACAGGTCTACCAATACCTGCTGCGGTCGATCCCCTGACTGGGTTGCCTATCAAACCA